CCTGTGGTAGAAACCCCTACCATGGACATGGCATTGGTTAAACCCCTAACAATGACTCAAACCGTGACTGAAAACTTCGTACCAGTTAAAGACCCTCTTTACGTTCCATTCGGTTTTTCGAATGACCTAAAAAACATTCTTGCTTCTAAGATGTTTTACCCTGTTATGGTTACTGGTCTGTCTGGTAACGGTAAGACTTTCATGGTTGAGCAAATGTGCGCTCAAACCAAGCGTGAAATGATTAAGGTTTCAATCTCAATTGAGACTGATGAAGATGACTTGATTGGTGGTAACACTCTGGTCAACGGTAACGTTGTTTACCGTGAGGGTCCTGTTCTGAATGCAATGCGCCGAGGTGCGGTTCTGTTGCTTGATGAGATTGACCGTGGTTCTAACAAACTGATGGCAATCCAAGCAATCATGGAAGGTAAGAACTACATCAACAAAAAAACTGGTGAAGTGGTTCGCCCTGCTCCAGGTTTCAACGTGGTTGCTACTGCCAACACCAAAGGTAAAGGTTCTGATGACGGACGTTTTATCGCCGCTCAGATTCTTGATGAAGCGTTCCTTGAGCGTTTCCCAATCACTGTTGAGCAAGAGTATGCTCCAATCGCAACTGAGAAGAAAATTCTCAACAAAGTGTTTGACTCACTTGGTCTAAAAGATAACGAGTTTGCAAACTTGCTTGTCGATTGGGCAGATATCATTCGTAAGACTTTCTACGAAGGTGGTGTTGATGAGATTATCGCAACTCGCCGCTTGGTTCACATTGCCAAAGCATACGCTATCTTTGGCGACAAAATGAAGGCAATCGAATTGTGTGTGAACCGTTTCGATGCTGAGACCAAGGAATCTTTCCTTGACCTCTACACCAAACTGGATGCGGGTGCTATCCCTCGCTCAACTGAGACTTCTGAGACTGATGCCCCAGTTGAGAATAAAGAGGATGAATACGCCCCGTTCTAATCGGTACGCAATTTTCCCCTTGACAAACAAGGGGATTTTTGCTATAATGTTTTTTGTTTAATGATAGGAGTGACAATGGAAAAGAAATGGAATCGGTCAAAGTCTGGTGCAATGCGTGAAGCAATTGGTGTACCTTACTTTCGACAGGTACCTACTGAGGCAGTTGCTGCGGGTGCGCTTGCTCTAGAGTATGGTGCGATGAAATACGATAATCGGAATTGGGAAAAAGGACTCCCATACCAACAAATGATTGATAGTCTCAAACGCCACATTGAAGATTTTGAACGTGGTCGAGATTACGATGATGGCGAAGGTGGAAGTGGACTTCCTCACATTGCCTTGATAATGTCTTCTGCAATGATGCTAACTGCATCTGTGATTCGTGGAATCGGAGAAGATGACCGTCTACCAGCAGTAGACGATAAAGCACTGACTGCTAAAGAATGTGCAAAGTGGATTCAAGCACAACTTGAAAATGCCCCTAAAATTATGGAGAAAAAATAATGAAAATTAGTAATGAAACCTTGAGTGTACTTAAAAACTTTTCGACTATCAACCCTGGTGTTGCAGTTGAAGTGGGTTCAAAGATTCGCACTGTGAGTGGACAAAAGAACATTCTTGCGGAAGCAAGTGTCGGTGAAGCATTTTCTGCACCCTTTGCAGTCTATGACTTGAACCAATTCCTAGCAACGGTGTCTCTGTTCGAAGCACCCGATTTTGAATTCGGTGATAAGTCCGTTACCATTTCCAGTGGTAAGAACAAATCCAAATACTTCTACACTGATAAGTCTATGATTATCACACCACCTGATAAAGACTTGTCGCCACTACTTGAAGACTCAGAAATCAAGTTCAATGTGAGTCAAGGTCAAATTGCAGAAGTTCTTCGTGCGGCATCTATCCTTCAAGCACCTGAAGTTGCGGTGATTGGTTCTGTTGGTGCGAACATCACACTGACTGCATTCGACAGTAAGAATTCGACTTCAAACACATTCGATGTTGAGGTGGATACTGCTGCATTTGGAAACTTCAAGATGATTTTCCGTACAGAAAACTTGAAGATGATGAGTGGTGATTATCTAGTAGAAATCACTTCAAAGGGTATCTCACGTTGGACAGGTAAGAAAGCAACATACTACATTACTACTGAACAAGCATCTACTTACTCTGCTTAAACTTTATATTATAGGTGATGAATATGCGTGATGAATTTTTATGGGTAGAGAAGTATCGCCCAAAAACGATTAAGGATACTATTCTTCCAACTGGTTTGAAGAAGACGTTTCAAGAGTTTGTAGATAACGGTGAACTACCTAATCTACTTCTATCAGGTACACAAGGTACGGGTAAGACAACTGTTGCTCGTGCTTTGTGTGAGGAAATCGGTGCAGACTATATCGTTATCAACGGTTCGATGAACGGTGGTATTGATACACTCCGCAACGATATTAAAAACTTTGCGTCTACCGTTTCACTTGGCGGTGGACGTAAGGTTGTCATTCTAGATGAGGCAGACTACCTAAATCCTCAGTCTACTCAACCTGCACTGCGTGGTTTCATTGAAGAATTCAGTAAGAACTGTTCGTTCATTCTTACATGTAACTTCAAGAACCGTATCATTGCACCACTACATTCTCGTTGTTCTGTTATCGACTTCAAGTTGGATAACGGGGAGAAACCAAAACTTGCTGGACAATTCTTCAAGCGAGTATTGACTATCCTAGAGACAGAAGGTGTGACTGCAAATCAGAAAGTAGTTGCAGAAGTAATCAACCGTCACTTCCCAGATAACCGCCGCATTCTAAACGAACTGCAACGGTATGGTGCAAGTGGTACGATTGATGAAGGTATCCTAGCACAATCTAGTGATGCCTCTATGAAAGACTTGATGACTTCTCTTAAAGCAAAAAACTTTAAAGAGATGCGTAAATGGGTTGCGTTGAATATCGACAATGACCCTGTTCAAGTGTTTCGTAGTTTGTACGATAGTGCGACAACTTATGTTGCCCCTCGTTCAATCCCCCAGTTAGTGGTTACAATCGCTGACTATCAGTACAAGAGTGCATTTGTAGCAGACCAAGAAATTAATTTGGTTGCTTGTTTGACTGAATGCATGGTCGAATGTGAATTTATTTAAGGACTAAATAAATGAGTAACCCATTTGATTATGTAAACAGCATCAACGTATCGAAAGAGAACTTGATGCGAGGTACAGAGAATGACGAACTAGCAGAAAAAGGTTTTGACCCTTTTCTAACAAATCGTTCACTCTCTTACTTTGAAGATACCGTAGGTATGGCGAATGAGATGAATCAACGCTCTCAGATAGATAAAATTCTACAATACGAATTTTTACTAAATACTATTAGAAAGCGTAAACGCTTCGCCAAATGGATAAAACCAGAAAAAGATGATACTATCAAGGTTATCCAAGAGTTCTATGGTTACAGTCGAAAAAAAGCAGAAGTTGCTGCATCTATGTTAACTGATGGACAGATTATTGAACTAAAAGCAAAACTAGAAAAAGGTGGATTGAAATGAACATAACTGTTGATGACTTGGTTGAAGTCACACTCGCAAAGGAAGACGATTTCCTAAAGGTGCGTGAAACCCTAACTCGTATTGGAGTTGCATCACGCAAAGACAAGAAACTATATCAGTCTTGTCATATTCTTCACAAGAAGGGCAAGTATTACATTGTACACTTCAAAGAGTTGTTTGGACTAGATGGTAAACCAAGTAACTTTGCAGAAGGCGATATTGCAAGACGTAATACGATTGTCAACTTGCTTGTGGAATGGAATCTCATTAAAGTTATCAACGGGTCAAAAATTGAAGACCCAGTTGCTCCGCTATCGCAAATTAAAATTCTCCCACACAAAGACCGTGGTGATTGGGAACTTGTAGCAAAATATAATATTGGGAAGAAGAAAGTTTAATATGCAAATGACAATTGAACGCCCGCTAGGGTACTATAAAATGGCAGAAGATGTAAAAGACCCAGTAGTTGCAACAGAGCATTCTGCGTGTTTCGATTTACATGCTTATATCCCACATGGTTCTGAATATACCATGTACTCAAAACATAATATTAAAGGAACTGGAACCTCGATTAATGTCGATGGTGGTATGATTCGTGTATCGCCAGGTGACAGAGTTCTAGTACCAACAGGTTTGATATTCGACATTCCTACTGGATGTAGTGTTCGTCTACATGCTCGTAGTGGTCTCTCGTTGAAGCAAGGACTTGTTCTTGCGAATGCGGAAGGCGTAATTGATTCTGATTACGTTGACCCTACGTTTGTGATGATTACCAACATCTCTAGTGAGATGGTCGATATCAAAAATGGCGATAGGATTGCACAAGCAGAATTGGTGTATCAACCAAACTTTGCAATCATGCCTATCGCAAATGCGCCACAACAAAAAACATCTCGTGAAGGTGGATTTGGTTCTACTGGCGTATAAATAGGACGGTGATGGATACGCTCTATGAGGTATCCTACTTCGTAATGTGAATTAACAAATCTTGCTTTTTTATAAAGGAGAAACAAAATGACAAGAACTTTTGACCCATTCACGGTCGGTTTTGACCGTATCTTTGACGAATTCGAGAACATTGCATCTCGTAAACATACCGTCAAATATCCCCCATACAATATCCGCAGAGCAGGCAATCAGTACATGATTGACATGGCAGTTGCAGGGTTCAAGAAATCGGATATTGATATTGAATTTAAGAAGGATACTCTCACGGTTATTGGTCGTGCAAGTAACCCTCTAGAAGAAGAAACGGATTCCGAAATGAAATGGATTTACCGTGGACTCGCAAATCGGGACTTCACTCACAACTTTAAAGTTGCATCCAACGTAGAGGTAAAGCAAGCATCCATGGAAGATGGTATGCTTCATATCTTGCTAGAAGAGTTTGTTCCAGAAGAGGACAAACCTCTTAAAATTGAGTTGAAGTAACTAAATAAGATGGGGCGAGGAAACTCGCCCTATCTCTATGTACATAAAATGAAGGAACCTATACATGTCTTTTCCCCTTACCAAAGAAACCTTTGCTAAACTATTTCCTCGTTGCTCTGACCCCGAAGGTTGGGTTGATGCAATGGCAGAGGTACTACCCAAATACGAAATCGACACCCCAAAACGCATTGCATCATTCATTGCTCAGTGTGGTCACGAAAGTGGCGGTTGGCGTGTCTTCTCAGAAAACCTAAACTATTCTGCAAAAGCATTGGATGCCGTTTTCGGTAAATACTTTGTTCGTGCAGGTCGAGATGCAAACGAATATGCAAGACAACCTGAAAAGATTGCGAATGTGGTTTACGCTAATCGCATGGACAATGGCGATACTGATAGCGGTGATGGTTGGCGATATCGTGGTCGTGGTCCCATCCAATTGACAGGTAAAGCAAACTATGCTGCATTCTCTGCTGACATGGACGTAGATGCAGTAGACAATCCAGATAAAGTTTCAGACGATAAAGAGATGGCATTGATGAGTGCAGTCTGGTTCTGGAACAAGAATGGACTTAACCGTTACGCTGACTCAGACGATATCAAGACAATGACCAAACGTATCAACGGTGGTTACATTGGACTTGAAGACCGTATTCACCATTGGAAAGAAGCACTTCATGCAATGGATGAGCATGGCGAATGCGACTCACATGTTGAAGACGATGACCATGTTGATTCAAGCGACTTCGGTATCCTACGCAAAGGTATGCGTGGCGATGGCGTTAAGGCAATGCAAGAAGCATTGGGCATTGGCGCAGATGGTATTTTCGGTGGCGGTACAGAACGTGCATTGAAAGAATGGCAGAGTGCAAATGGACTCGTTGCCGATGGTGTTGCAGGTCCTGCGACATTTGACAAATTATTTGATTGAGGTTAAAACATGAATGATATCGTTTTGCTTCGCCTAACAACAGGTGAAGAATTGGTGTGTACTGAAACTAATGGAAGATATGCAAAGGTAGCAATCCTACTCCCTAACGGACAAGGTGGAATTGCAATCATGCCATGGATGCCATATGTGGAAGGTACACAATGTGATAAAGGTGTTGAGATTAGTGACTCTTCGATTGTATTCAAAGGAGTCCCTGTTAGCGACTTGATGGATGAATACAAACGTAACTTCGGAAGCGGTATCATTACACCACCAAAAAAAGAACTAATTATCTAAATTGAAAATTAAATTCTATAGTATACAGAACGAAAAGCGAATAGAGCATGAGGCAGAAGTAGGTACGAACCTCATGCTTGCGCTTGGAGTGATGGGTGATTGTGGTGGTCAATGTATATGTGCAAGTTGTCATGTACACATTGACCCCCCACTCTTAGGCATGGCAGAAGACGAAAAATTAACCCTTGACATTGAGCAAGATGTGAGGTATAATAGTCGTCTAAGTTGTCAGATATTAGTTAATGAAAGTCTATCCAACAAGACTGTGAAGGTGGTAAATAATGCGATTCTATACTAACGTACAACAAGCAGGCAACAATCTACTTGTTCGTGAATATGATAAGGGTACACGAAAACAGTACAAACTACCTTATCGCCCCACACTATTTGTTCCTACGAACAAACCCTCCAAATTCAAAACACTAGATGGTAAGACTGTCGGTGCGGTTCAACCTGGTGGTATCAGAGAAACCAAAGAGTGGGTTGAACAATACAAAGATGTGAACGGTTTCGAAATCTACGGATATCAGAACTACACATACTGCTACATTTCAGACGAATATCCAGGTGTCATTGAGTACGCCAAGAATCGTCTTGTCATTGCTAACCTTGATATTGAGGTTGGTTCAGAAAACGGATTCCCTGACCCAGACAAAGCAGATGAAGAACTCACTGCTATCACCTTCAAAGCAAAGGGTAAATACTTTGTGTTGGGTTGTGGCGAATTCGATGCGTCTAACATGTCCCAAAACATTGAGTACGTTCATTGCAAGGATGAGTACGAAATGTGTCGTTTGTTCCTAGACTTGTGGGATGGCGTTGCGCCTGATATTCTCACTGGTTGGAACATTCAATTCTTCGATATTCCATACCTATACAATCGTATCACCAAAATCATGGGCGAGAAAGAAGCAAAGCGACTTTCACCATGGCGCATTGTTGGACAACGTAAAGTCAACATGATGGGACGTACTCTCATTACATATGACTTACCAGGTATCTCTGTTCTAGACTATATCGAACTATACAAGAAATTCACATACACCAACCAAGAATCGTATCGACTTGACTATATCTGTCACGTTGAACTTGGTGAGCGTAAACTTGACTATTCAGAAGTTGAATCGTTGCATCAACTCTACAAGACTGACTATCAGAAGTATATCGAATACAACATTCGTGACGTTGAACTGGTGGACAAACTAGAAGAGAAGATGAAACTGATTGAGATGGTTATTGGTCTTGCGTATGACGCAAAGGTTAATATCAATGACGTATTCTCTCAAGTGCGTATGTGGGATACTCTAATCTTCAACTACTTGCGTACAAAACACATTGTACTTCCAGGTAAGAAGGACGTTGTTAAAAACGACAAGTATGAAGGTGCGTATGTAAAAGACCCCCATGTTGGACAACACAAGTGGGTTATGTCTTTCGACTTGAACTCTCTATATCCTCACTTGATTATGCAGTACAACTTGTCACCAGAAACGTTGATTCCAGATGAACGGATGAACGTCAACGTTGACATGTTGCTCAATCAAGAGGTTGACCTATCTCATTTGGAAGACAAGACAGTCTGCCCGAATGGTTCGATGTATCGTACAGATATTCGTGGGTTCTTACCTGAGATGATGGATAACTTGTACCAAGACCGTAAGCGATACAAAAAGTTGATGCTTGAAGCACAGTCTCAGTTGCAAGGTGAGAAAGACCCCAACAAACGTACTGAATTAGAGTACAAGGTGTCTACATATAACAACACTCAGATGGCAAAGAAGATTCAGTTGAACTCTGCTTATGGTGCTATCGGTAACCAATATTTCCGTCACTACGATTTGCGTATTGCGGAAGGAATTACAACTGCTGGTCAGTTGTCTATTCGTTGGATTGAGAAGTGTATTAACCAATACATGAACAAATTACTAAAGACAGAGGATGAAGATTATGTCGTGGCGATTGATACAGATTCGGTATACATCCGCTTTGATAGACTTGTTTCACAAATCTATCCAGAGGGAGAAGATACTAGCAGAATTGTCACCTTCTTGGACAAGGTTGCAAGTCAGAAGTTGGAACCATTTATTGATAAAAGTTACGAAACGCTTGCTAGGTATGTAAACGCATTCGAACAGAAGATGTTTATGAAGCGTGAGACTATTGCAGACAAAGCAATTTGGACTGCAAAGAAACGCTACATTATGAATGCATGGGATGTTGAGGGTGTTCGTTACTCAGAACCAAAACTCAAAATCATGGGCATTGAAGCAGTCAAGTCTTCGACTCCATCCGTGTGTCGTGACAAGATTAAAGAGGCGTTGAAAATCATCATGTCTGGTACAGAACGTGATGTGCAAGACTTTATCAGCAACTTCAAAGAAGAGTTTTTCAAATTGCCCCCAGAGGATGTTTCATTTCCTCGTGGTGTCAATGGGTTGACTAAATACAAGAGTAGTGTAAGTATCTTTATCAAAGGTACCCCAATTCATGTGAGGGGTTCACTAACGTATAATGATATGATTAACAAAAACAAGTTGGGTAAACGCTATCCACTCGTACAAGAAGGCGAAAAGATTAAGTTCTGTTATCTCAAAGAACCTAATCCTGCGATGCAAAACGTAATTAGTTTTCCATCTAGTCTTCCAAAAGAGTTGAAGTTGCATGATTACATTGATTACGAAACTCAGTTTAGTAAAGCATATGTAGAACCACTTCAAGTCATTCTAAGTGCGATTGATTGGAATGCGGAACGCCCAGGTGTATCATTGGAGGATTTCTGGTAATGGCAGGCATACCACAAGAATATTTAGACTTGGCAGAAGATTTTGGATTCACAGCAGTTGATGAATCAGAAGTTGTCAGAGTCGAACAAGCAGACGCAGGTGTCAGTGAGGCAGTTGCGGAAGCAGTTGCGAGTAGCGCAGAAGGCGTTGGTCGTTTAGAAAATAAAATTGACATGTTGCTAGATGCAATTGCAGGTCAGTCTCGTGAGATTGAGGAACGCAAAGCAGAAGTAGAAGCAGATGTAAGAGGTAAACTAACAGAGGTTGAGAAACTAGTCATGCCCCTATTGGTTAAACTTTTAAAGAGTGCTGATAAAGAGTACATTAAGTGGGAAAATCGAGGTCCTGCTATTCAAGCACAAATTGACAAACTACTAGCAATTACAAGACCACAATAGAATGACATATCTAGTTTTTGCAGTTGCTATTGCATTAAGTGCAGTAGCAGCATATTATTCAATCATCGGTTTGATTACCATCTTCGCCGCCTCGGTTATTCCAGTTGCAGTCATGGGTACTACTCTGGAAATTGCTAAGTTGGTAACCGCATCATGGTTGTATAATAATTGGAATAATGCACCCAAACTGTTGAAGACATATTTTGTGTCAGCAGTTATCATACTCATGCTAATCACTAGCATGGGTATTTTTGGTTTCTTATCCAAAGCACACATCCAACAAACCGCTGAAGCAAATCAAAATGAAGCAGTCATTGAGCGAACAGATGACCAAATGCGAGAGATTGAACTTCGCATTCAAGAACTGCAAGAAGCGGGCGTTGTAAACAATGAGAAACAAAACGCACAAATTGATAACAATAAGAAACAAATTGATGATATCAATGCTCGTTATGCAGAACTCATTGATGAAGCAAAAGCACAAAACCCACTTATCCTACTAGATAAGTATATTGCGGATGGCGATACTAAAGCAGTCCAATCATTGGTTGGTGTTAAAGCAGATGGTTCATGGGGAAGCAGAACTTCTCGGGCAGTTGATTCATTCCGTGAAAGAAATAAAGATAGAGTTGACGATGTTAACGCAAGAGTGGAAGAGTTGCGTAACGCACAATTGGCAGAAGTCAAAGTGCTTACAGATGCGAATGCGAGACTACAATCAGAGATTGGAACAATCAAAGTTGACTCTGAACAGATTGCTCAGTTGGAAGGACAATTAACTCAACTCAGAGAACAAAAGTTTGAGTTGGAGACAGAGTACAGAAAACTAGAAGCAGAATTCGGACCCATAAAATATATTTCCGAATTAATTTATGAAGATGGTGAAGCAAACCTGGAAGACGCTGTTCGAACAGTGATTCTACTACTAATCTTTGTTTTTGACCCACTAGCGGTTTTGCTACTCATTGCAGCGAACCAAGGGTTTAGGGAAAGGAACCTCAATGGAAAAGATAATGCTAGAGATGATGATGGCGTGGGAGAAGCACTACCAAAAGACAATTCTTCCGTGGCAGATGTTTCAGATACAAGAGTGGAACAAACTAAAGTACAAACTCATGTCATTGAAAAAAGAGTAAAAGAGGCAGACCTAGAAGTAAAATACGATAAAGAGAACGATGAATTCCAATTCGTATCTTACCCTACGGATGCAGACATTAAGG